CAATGGATCATGATGAATTATGGTTCTGTTGATAGTATGATGGAACTATACATCGGTGAATTCCAGGAAAATAGCTTAGTCCTCAAGCCCGAAGCATTACGCGAACTTGTTCCTAAGAAATACAAAACACCCGTTCAGCCAGACCCTGCGGTATCTTTCCAGCCTATGCAGAAAATTTCACCAATCTACAACGTGATTGTATAAAAAGTCTTTCATACAATACAAAATGGCAAACAAGTGGCTCGCTCACGTAAAGAAGACAATGCGTACCATGAAGTCAAAGGGTAGCTACAAGAAGGGTGACGGCCTCAAGAAGGTGATTCTAGAGGCCAAGAAGACGTACAAGAAGCTTGGTCGCCGAGGTGGTGGTGATGAGGAGCCTGAGCCCGAAGAAGATCCGGCTATGCCGGGTGGCGGCAAGCGTCGCCGCACGCGCCGTCGTCGCCACCATTAAAAAATTCAGTATGACTAACATATAAAGACAAATGGGCGGTGGTTTATTACAACTCGTTGCCTGTGGCGCCCAAGACGCATACCTCAGTGGCAATCCGCAAATTACGTTCTGGAAGGGTCTCTTCAAGCGTCATACCAATTTTGCCATGGAGCCGTTCCGAATCAACTTTACTGGTCAGCCTAGTTGGGGGACTAAGCAAAGCGCGATCATCGGTCGTCACGCCGACTTACTCTACTCAACGTATGTTGAAGTTGTCATGCCCGAAGGTGTAAATGTAAACAATGACGGGTATCGCCTTGGTTACAATCTTATCAAGTATGCGGAGCTTGACATCGGTGGGCAGCTAATTGATCGTCTCTATGGTGAGTGGCTCTTCCTCTGGGATTGTTTAACATCTGATGTCCAGACTGGTAAGAAATTGTTTGATATGGTAGGTGTAAGCAACAGCGAAACCTTTACAACTCCGACACTATCCAACTGCGCGAATGGTCGCGATAGCACGGGCATGGTTCTCTACATCCCGCTGTGTTTCTTTTTCACCAAGAACCCGGGCGCAGCTCTTCCTTTAATCGCTCTCCAGTATCACGAGGTAAAGATTAACATTCTCTGGAATGACGTTAAGTCTATCGCGGGTGATTTTACATCTATTGATGAAAACTTAAAGAAGGGCCCAATCCAAGCTGCCGTTTATATTGACTATATTTACCTAGACACTGAAGAGCGTCGTCGTATGGCCCAGCAGAGTCACGAGTATCTCATTGAACAGGTTCAGTTCAATGAAGATAAAGGCATCACATCTGTTCAGAATCGCATTGACCTGACATTTAACCACCCCGTAAAGGAGCTCGTTTGGGTGGTTCAGCCTGAGTATTATACCAATTGCTCTCTTGCTGCTCAGAAAGAGCAGACTCGTCTACAGCCTTTTACATACAATGATGAGGTAATCAAGGAGCAGTGGCTACAAATTAACGGACAGGATCGCTTAGATCGTCGCCCCGGTACGTATTACAACAAGGTCCAGCCTTACCAGCACCACACTGGATCCTTTAGCGTAGTACGTGGTGGCTTATCTGATTACGAAAAGCAGCGTCAGCCCGGTGCCTATATGTATTCATTCGCACTCCGCCCCGAAGAGCACCAGCCGAGCGGCACGTGCAATTTCTCACGTATCGATACGGCTACGATCGTAATGAGTGTCAATGGTCAATGGTGCGATTTTAACGATGAAGAGGCTGTAGTGCCCGTGACGATTGGTGAAGATGACGCCTGGAATGTCCGTGTTTACGCCGTCAACTACAACATCCTCCGTATCATGAGCGGCATGGCCGGCCTAGCATACAGCAACTAGTAATACCCGCCATATTTGAATTTAATTTTTTAAAACACATATACGACAGCGCTTACTACGCTATCATATTTGGGTTGATCCATGCTATACTAGAATAAAGTATGGTACATTAAAATAAAAATGTATTCTAAAACCTTCCTTGGCTTTGTTATTTTTTGCATAATTGGAACAGGTGTTATTGTTTACATGACATCTAACAAGCTTGACCATAATAACTATTGGCTATCGTCTGAAATTACCGGCGCATGGTTGACAGGATTAGGAATTGCTTGGGCCGTTTCTCTATTCCTGTATGACAGATATGGTGATGGAAACATGTTACTTGCTATTATATGGTTTAAGCCTTTATTCAGACTTATGTTTGACACACTTTACTTAATATTTATAATTGCGTCAAAGTAAGTTTACCATTCCATAAGAACATCCTCCATCTTGCATTGGCCTGTATCTTCATCCTGACCAACCGCAACATTTGCAGCTTTCAAATCTGAATCGAATACAGACATATCTTCTTCAGCTCCTTCGGGTAGCTTGGTTTCATCTACAAGAATATCTACAAATCCTGTACCACAAGGAGGTTTCTGACCGAACATAATGTTTGCAGACACACCCTTCATCTTATCAAAGTCAGCAGAGATAGCTGCATCGAATAGAATTTGCGATGTTTCCTCAAAGGATGACTTAGCAAGAACGCCATTATTGCTTTTCTTCATACCGAATCGATCCACTGTTACTAGGTAACCCGGATGGGTCATTACATCAATGAGTGTAATCATGTGGTGATAGTTTACGTATTCCGTTGTGAATACTTCCATAAATTCATGATAGAGTGCCAGACGCGCAGTCTCGATTCCGAATACATCAAGAATTTCATGAAGATCATTTGAGAAGGAACGAAGTGAATCTATACCATCGATTGTAGCAAGATCAAGCAAGTTGGTACCATCCACATCTAGAACAATCTGTTTCATCGGAACATATCCACCTACCTTCTCATCGTAAATGAGTTCTTTGTTATTATCGCGGCGATAGACACGACCAATTCCTGCTACACCTGTAAGAACAGTATCAAGAAGTTTCTCTTCGATAAACCGAAGAGATAGAGAATTCTTTACAGTGTCAGGTAGGAATGCAATTCGCATAGCTAGTTTATCGGGAGAATTCGTATCCGTATATACACATTCAAAGACACGTAGAACTTTATTATTGTTTATCTTAGTTGCAATCATATTCATATCCATAACACCGCGTGCAGCCATCTGAGTGCGATCAAGTTCAAGACGAATAATCCAAGGAGAATTGCAACTTGATTGATTCGTAACCGAGAATTTTTGATATGTTTCTAGAAATTGACGATCTTCCTCAACTGAAGAATTCTTTGAAGATGGGTCAGGATCATAGTATATGCGAACAGACTTTGTAATATCACGGAGAGTGGTCTTCTGAATTTCCTTTGTCTTGTTAAACAGTGCATTCTCGGACATAGCAATTTCAGGACGAAGATAGATAACATTAGAAGGATTTTTAGGATTATGAGATACGGACAGAAGCTCAACAATTCGCGGAACACCTTGCGTAGCATTTGCTTTAGCAGTTCCAGCTGAGTGGAAGGTGTTCAGTGTAAGCTGAGTGGTAGGCTCTCCAATCGACTGAGCAGCTAACGTTCCAACCATTTCACCCGCATGAACCTTTCCTTTCATGTACTTAAATCGAATGTCTTTGAGAACCTCATCAAACATAGACTGTGTAAGACGCATTACAATGATAGACTTCTTAGGAGCAAGGTAGTAACGTAGTAGAATGTGGAATAGGTAATTAGGTTTGATCATTGGCTCTTCAGTTAGCTTTTTGAGCTCAGTGACAACATACGTAGGAGTCAAATCAGTCTTTACTGCATATGGATTTGAGTACTTTGAAAGTAGACGCTTTAGGTGAACCGGTGCAGATACATCTGTCTTTTTAATGTAACGGAATACATCACGAACAAGTACTTCGCGGTCCATAATAATTTGGTCCATCAAATCATCAATTTCCTCACCGGGATCTGTGCTCATAACAGCTCGGAAGTCATCAACAGAAGCTGCGAATTCTTTGTACAACTGTTCCATACTAGCGACTCCAAGTTCAATAGGTTGATTTTCAATTGCAATACTGTCGATTCCATCGCCTCCGTAAATAAACTGATAAATTGAGCCATTAATGTTACGAACTGTTCCGTCATATTCAACGTGTAAGTCTTCCATCATTTTCACTAGCTTACGCTGGATATATCCTGAATCTGATGTCTTTACTGCAGTATCAATCAAACCCTCACGTCCACCCATAGCGTGAAAGAAGAACTCAGCGGGTCGTAGACCAGATATGAAGCTATTCTCTACAAATCCGCGCGATTCAATACCGTGATCATATCTTGCAAAGTGAGGAAGTGTGCGATCTTGTAGTGTATATTTGATACGCTGTCCAGCAACCATCTGTTGACCAAGAAGAGCCATCATTTGAGTAATATTCAAATTAGAACCTTTCGCCTTTGACTTTACCATTTCAACCATCCGGTTATTGCCTGGTAGACTGTTTTCAACCTTTTCTTCAATTTTTGAGTTAATTTCTTTCAGAGCATTCATGATTCTATTTTCAAGTTCAGCGCCATTTGAACGACCTGTGATATTAGTAAACGTACCCGCATGAACACTTGAAATAATATCCGCTACCTTTTGTTTGCCATCAGCAAGAGTCTTATTTACGAAATCGTACGTTTGTTCATTTGCAATTAGATCAGCAGCTCCTACTGAAAATCCAGAATACAAATTATATTTGGTCACAATACTCTGAATGTCGTTAATAAATTCTCCAGCACGCTGAGGACTGAAATCATTATAAAGAACATGAATGATACCATCCGATGCTTTTCCGAATGCATCCTTACCAAGAACACCCTTTATAAGGGTACCATTCTCAACCTTGATGCTACCATCAAAGTTCATTATAGGAAACGCATTGGTCATAATTTCATGGCCAGTTAGAGGGCTATTCTTACGCACATACGACGCAAGAGGACGACGCATTCGTGCGAGTAGATTCATAGCAACATATTCGGGGACACGAACGTTTGGCTGAGTAATGCGGTATGAACCAGTTAGTGTATCCTGAAAGATTTGAATGATAGGCGAATTAGTGCGAGGACTGATGATCTGACGAAGAACGCTAGCAAGGTATTTAAGCTCCATAGCCGCAGGAATAGATTGAGGAACGTGCATGTTCATTTCATCGCCATCGAAATCTGCATTGTAAGGACGTGTAGCTGAAACGTTCAAGCGAAATGTAGAATAAGGTAGAACGCGAATACGGTGGCACTCCATAGAAGCCTTGTGTAGTGAGGGCTGTCGATTGAAAAGTACAACATCCCCGTCAATTAGATGACGGCTTACCGTGTCGCCATTTTTCAAATCTAGAAGAGACGTGTTCATGTACTTGAGGTGAACAGTTCGCTTTTCATCGGCAAAATATACGGACTTTGCACCAGGATACGTCGACGATCCATTGCGAACATAAGACATCAGACGATCGCGATTAAAGCTTGTAACCATTTCAGGAAACGTCAGGTTCATTGCAATCTCCTCTGGGACACCAAGTTCATCTAGATCAATATTCGCATCGGGAGTAATAACTGAACGAGCAGAGAAATCTACACGCTTGCCCATCAAATTACCACGAACACGACCATTCTTTGCTCCAAGTCGTGACTTCAAAGTTTTCAGTGGACGACCCGATCGCTGAGCAGCAGGCGGAAGACCTTTAATGTCATTATCAACATATGTAGCTACATCAAACTGTACAAGTTCAGTGTATTTGTCAATGATATCTGCAGAGTCTCCCTTATCAATTTTATCACGAAGACGCTGATTGTTGCGAACAACATCAATTAGCTTGTGAGTTAGATCATCTTCCATTCGCTGGTTATCTTCCATAACAACTGACGGACGAACCGTCAGCGGCGGAACAAGGAGTACAGTACAAATCATCCACTCTGGGCGGCTGAACTTGGGATTGAATCCAATAAGTTCAATATGGCGCTCAGTCATACGCTGAAAGCAACGTAGAACCATTTCGCATTGAAGTACAATCGGTTCAGAGTCTTTCTCATATGTATGCGCTTGAAGCTTAGCAACCTTGCCTTCCATCTTGTCAACCTTCTTTACGGCAGGAGATTTGCAGATAGAGCAGACGGACGAATCCTTTAGCTTTGCTTTGTAGGATGATGTCTCCTCGCGTACAGTGTTGAAACGTGTGATGCCGTTTGCCGTTTCAGCAATTTTCTCAAGAACGTCATCTGATAGGTACGGGTTGGAACAATTAATGCAAACAATACCCAGAATTTTCTGAATCTGTTCAATGAACTGATAAAGATACACTGGACGTGCTAGACGAATGTGTCCAAAATGTCCGGGGCATAGCAAATTAGTCTGCTTACACGTAGGACATACCTTGCCATTTTCAATCACACCAAAACGTGAATCGAAGACGCCACCCGGTACAGGTTGATTGACAGAATATGTCTTATCAGTGATGACTTCGACCACACTTTTTGCTACAATTTCTTCCGGATTGGCAATGCCAAACTGGACGCCGATAATAGTATCGCCCATTCTTGTTATTTATAAGGATTGTCTCTATATTAGTCCGTTTTCAGCGAAGGCCTTTTGCTGTATCGAGTGTAAGTTTCCAAAAATCATCATCGTTTAACATTGCTCTCACAAGTGGCTTGGGAAACTTTTCTTCCAATGTTTCAGCCCACAGATCAAATTCGGGGCCGAGACGCTGGTTAAATTTATCTTTATTTTTTATTCTCAAAAGCTTATTACGAGGGATAAGCTGTTGAAAAATGGCTTCTGCAAACTGCTGAGTCATGTACGGATTTTCACTCTCATCTTTCATTTCTCGAACTTTTTTATTCCACTCTTCCATTACTATCATCATGATAAACGTTGTTAAATTATTTAAAAAGTAGTCAGAGTAGTATATATAATGCCGTCTTGGATTTATGCGATTATAGAAAAAGATGTAGAACTTTGTATTTATGTTGGATCGACAACAGGTAAGTACTTTTGTTTAAGAAAGGGAGAGCATACTAGACCAAGTACAACAAAAAGTGGAAGACAGCCTAAACTATACGGATATGTTAAAGAAAAAGGAGGATGGGACAAATTTAAGTTTGATATCTTAAAGGAATATGAAACTATTGAAAAAATAGAACTTCTTACTAATGAAAGAAAATACATAGAACAGTTAAACCCAACCTGTAATACAATAAAACCAATAGAAACTAAAGAAGAAATGCTTCAACGTAAACGAGGTGATCAAAAAAAATACAGAAAAAATCACCCAGAATATCTTAAAAAACATAAAATGAGACAAAGTCAAATTGATTATACTATAAAAAGATGTTCTACCAAGATCGAATGTCCTTGTGGGGGAATATATACTTTACAGAATAAGACTAATCATTTTTCTAGAAATATACATAAGAAGTATCAAGATGAAAAAACTAAGACTGAAGACAATACGAAAATCGCACAAGCCTGAGAAAAAATGGGATGCAGTTTTTATTAACCCAAATGGAAGTCAGAAAGTGATTCCATTTGGACAAAATCATGCAAGTGATTACACGAAGCACAAAGACAAGACGCGGAAACAGCGCTACCTAAAGCGTCATTCGGGTATGGGTGAGCACTGGGAAAAGCCAGATACTCCTGGCGCACTTTCAAAGTGGATTTTGTGGAACAAACCATCGTTCCGAGCTTCAGTTGCAGATTTTAAGAAGCATTTTGGTCTATAATTTTTGGATAATAACCTGCCAAAAATTATTATGTTGTGATACTATTTTGATGTTGGTTGAATGTTCGGCTAAAAACATATCAATACCTTTCATTGTTTGTGACCATGCTAGATTGTAATCATCAAATACAATATAACCACCTGGTTTTACTTTATCAAACGCCATTTTTCCATCATCGTATACATATTTAGTTTCATGATTCCCATCTACAAAAATGAGATCAAAGAAATTGTTATCAAACGTAGGGACAATATCGCCCGATAATCCACGTTTTACAACAAACTTTGAATAGTTTACAGATCTTTGAATATTTTTATTGAATGTAATCCACCCTCTTTCCTGACGACCTTTATTTTCAGGATATTCATCGTAATCCATCCAGGGGTCTACACAGTAAATTTTAGAAGCACTATTTTTGCAATATGAGTTTGAAATATGAATTGCGTTGCCACCATCCGAAACTCCAATTTCTAAATAGTTAATTGGTAGACCGGTAATTGGAATAAATGAAGACCAGTTAATAGCAGGATTTTTGTTATAATAACGCCCTTCAAAGTTTTTAGGCTTATTGTGTGTTAGTTTTAGTTTTCTAAATGAAAGAACGTAACCCATTTACATATTAAAATAGAATAAACTACGATAGAGTGTCCGAGTGGTTAAGGAGCAGGTCTTAAGAACCTGTGGAGAAATCCGCCACGGGTTCGATCCCCGTCTCTATCATACGTTACTTAACGGTAACACTACAGTGAAGAAATCTCTCCACTCTATTGTTTTCCCACTTTCGAAATATATTTTTGCAATTCGATTAAAAGACTGAATATACAAAAACATAACGGTTCCGATCACAAAAGGATACCACGAGTCCATTATGTGAACAGTTGAATGAAAAGAACTCAATTTATACGTAAATTTCTGAAAACGGATTTGACCGTTTTTACACTGATATATCTCAACAAATACAGAATGCCTAACATTACTAAGATCAGTGCTAAGCGCGAGGAGATGCTGACTGCGTCCATGGATGCGCATGAGCGTGCCACGGACGAGAAGTCCATGAAGCGCCACAAGGATGGCGTAAAGAAGTTTATCAATGACATTGAGGACTTTGACGAGAAGAAGCTGAAGCAGTACTTTGATGAGTACTGCACTGATGACAATAACTTCGAGGAGATCGAGGTTGCTGAGAAGCCTAAGCGGACGCTGAGTCCGGAACAGCTGGCAAAGATGAAGGCTGGCCGTGCGGCTGCCAAGGCGACCCGTGAGGCTGAAGCGGCCGCTGCGGCTGAAGAGAAGCCCAATAAGCCCAAGGCAAATGCTGCTAAGGCGTAAATTTACAAAAACGAATTTTTTATTTGCTAAAATTTAGGAGACTAAAAAAATGGACACATCTATTCGGTTATACTGGAAGGAGGGTACTCATAATGCAAGAATTGATTCGCGTCTGATTTCTCGGTGGGATGTCAGTTTCAAGCGATCTATTCTAGTTCAAGTGCAAACTATCTTGCGTCAAAAGGTCCAGTTATTTGTACCTGATCTATCCGAAATTGAGGCTGATCTTCTACGCGAAGAAAAAGAAGATGATGATCTGTTCGACGAAATGTGGAACGAAGATATTCCACTCTACTAATTTCTCGAAAACGGATTTTAACTTTTTTAACCTAATTGTTATCAACAAAATGTCTGACCTAACTAATCAGATCACCAACGTCAAGATGCTCCTTGCGTTTCTCGAGAACCAGCTTCCCAAGGAACACGTAGCCGATAAGCAGTCAAATGAGGATAAGCCCAAGAAGAAGACTGTTGACGAAGACAAGCCCAAGAAGAAGACCAAGAAGATCGAAGATGCGCCTGTCGAGGAAAAGAATGTAGACGAGGAGAAGCCTAAGAAGGTTGAAACCAAGAAGGAGAAGAACCTATCGCGTTTCACTCCTGCAATGAAGGCGGAACTTACAAAGGTTCTAAAGGCTCATGATATCGAGCTAACCGAGGAACTTCGCAAGGAGTTTATCGATCATCTCAATAGTCTAGAGACCGAAGAGTATACGAAGGTAAACCTTGCGTCTCATATGGAGGCGTTTGCAAAGAGCAAGGGTAAACAGGAAGAGAAGAAGGAGGAGCCTGCAAAGGTAGGTGGTTCTCCATTCACAGGTCAGGAGGAACCTCCTGATCTAAATAAGCTGTCCAATGCGCACAGTTACAATCTATCAAAGCTCATCAAGTATGTCAGTAGTGACAATCTTGAGGAGATGAAGAAGACTGAAATTCTCAAGCCGGTTGGCAATGGAAATTACTGGCACGCCAAGAGTGGCATGTGGTATTTTGAGAATGGTGATGAGGATGTGAACGACGTTGTATTCGAAGGAAAGACGTATGGAGTCAATTCTGTTAACAAGCGTGTCTATCAGACGACGGATGACAAGGATCTCTTTGTGGGATTCGTAGGAGTCGGTCCGTTCAAGAAGATGAAAGTTTAAGCATATAATGATCGCCAAATTTCTTTATCTTTTTTATCAATATCTGTCAACAATACTTGAGCAACTTTTTTATCAATTTTTAGAGGAAATGTAACTTTCATATAAAAACAGTATTCTTTCATGCTTTCATCATCGGCAACGCGTAACATATTCAAACGTGTCATCATACTTTCAACTGTACGAATGAGATTACGAACGCCTTTTTCATCTACAGAATGATCTAATATCAAAAGTGTAATTGCAGAGTCGTCGAGAATAACATCACCATCTTTAAACTTCAAACGCTTCACAATTTGAGGCCAGATATGTTCTTTTAAAATAATACGTTTATCTGTCTCATTGTATCCGGCACAATTGATTACATTCATGCGATCACGCAAGATAGGATGTACTTTATCAATATCGTTAAATGAAAAAACGAACAAACACTGTGACACATCAAAATCAATTCCGGAAAAATATCGATCGTGAAACTGTGTATTTTGAGAACGATCCGTTAAATGAATAAGCATGCTAACGATTTCTTCGCCATGAGGAGTTGTTGAAACCTTATCAAGTTCATCAAAATATAACACAGGATTCATAGCTCCAGCGTGCATCAAACAGTCTGCAATACGTCCCCACATAGAACCTTCATATGTATAGGAATGTCCAATAAAGTTAGAAATATCAGATGCACCACCAAGAGAAAAAAATTCAAATGGACGTTGTAACACTTCTGCAATTGCGTTGCGAGCAAAGGATGTCTTACCAACTCCCATAGGACCCTGAAGAGCAATTACATTTCCAACCGAATCAGGATTTACAATCCACTGCGAGATTGTTTGCAATATTTGAGTTTTAGCAGGAACCATACCATAAACAGACTTATTCATATTCTTGCGAGCTGTTGTTATAAATTCGGTGCATTTTGGTGTACCGTCTTCAAGTTTCACAGGCAGCGGAATTGTTTTACCGAATGGTATGCGTAAAAATCCATCGACCCACGTTTTTAATTTATAAGACTCACCACTATCTGATTGCATTTCAGTTAGTGCCATAACTTTTTTAATTACAGTTGATTTAGTATAATCAGAAATAGGAAGACTCAATATTTTAAACTTATAAGGCACAACACCGTCATCAAGAACAAGTGTAGAAATACGTTTCATCACATCAAGCATATCCTTCTTTTGAGCTTTGGGTAACGAGCTATAGTAAGACTCCTCTTGACGTGTAAGCTTTAGGGGAATGGCCTGCTGATTATTTTTATTTTTATTTCTGGTATTTGATCTTGTTTCAGTAAAAATACCAGATGATCGACCCCTGACGGTCTCCTCTTCACTTGACTCGTCTTCACTCGAATCAGAAACAGGCTGAGCTTCGTGAATATGAATATTTAGATAAATAGGCGGTTGTTGGTCCACACCCGGCGATTCGTTCTGAAGCGTATCATCATCAACCCAAGTAGTGTCTGAATCAGAGTCACTTGATTTCTTCTTTTTAGGAGGAGGCTTTCCATCATCCGATAGGTCAGCCGAACACTTTCGGTCGCGAGCATTCTCGCGAGACTTTCGTTTGACCATCCTTGCTTCATGGCAGAAAGAAATCCTCCAC